ACGTTTTTTTAAAGCACGAAGTTGCGAACGAGATAACTTGTGACGTTCAATTACATATTGTGCATCATCCATATTAGCTGCGTCTGGATCAGGATAAAAATTCCACACAGATACGTTGGATACTTGAGGTACAGTTTTAATAGACGGGTTATACGAACCGTCATCTTCCCAATTAGGGTACTCTTTATCAACTGCAAATGGACCTTTCATAACACCAGTACCAAATAGTGCCATCTCAAATGCAGTACTACGTAGATGTTTATTAGCACTGGACTCTTCTAGTTGGTCATGGATTTTCTTTTGCATCTTCTTAGCTGCAACCATAGTAGGGCTAAAAGTAATTGCAGTAGGAGTTTTACCCACACCTTCTTTTAGATTCTCAACACCTTCAAGTTTTTTAGTTAGAGGACCAAGCTGCTCAGCCAAAGTTCTGGAAGTAGCACCTGCGGGAAGTTTTTTACCATCTTCTCTAAAGCCGTAAGGACTTGTTTCTTCTTCTCTGTCAGAAAGTTCTTTAGGTAATTTAGAATCAAAACTTACATCTGCTACTACGCCATCAGGCAATTCAGTAGGATCAATAGTAATCGGAAATGCATTGTTAGCAAACAGGACATCAACAATTTGACCATAGGCAGCTAGTGTCTTGGTCTTAGTTACTTTGATAAATATGCGAGACTTTTCTGCCTCTGTAAATTGTACGTCAGGACCATACAGGCCACGATAGTTACGGTATGCTCGTAGCCACCTGTCTTCATCCTGTTTACGATAGTCTTCTGCTTTACTAAACTTTCCCATTATGTATGGGATAATCTTGCTTTCATCATAATCTGCTACTGAAGAATCATCTGAATCTTCTAGGCCAGCAACCTTGTCTTCCATAAAAGTATCATCTTCATTTGCCATTTATATTACCCTTAGTACCCAAATGTTGCATCTGCTACACGCATTCCACGATGTGGTCCGTCATTAAAATCTTTATCAAATATACTAAATCTTGGTCTGGACATTATACCGTACCGTAAAGCATCATACAAGTGGTCTTCTGAAGTAGTGTCTATATCTTCAGGATTTCTCTTATCAAGAGGTAGAGCAGGTATCTGTGATATAAGATTAGTACAAGTGTTAAAGAATACTAGTCTAGCTTCTTCTGTGTATTCGTCAACCTGCAAACGTCTATGTACTTCATTCTTACCAGCAACACGAGAACCCCTGCTACGATCTGACGGGCGAAACCTGCACCCACGATGAATCATTTGTTCAGCAAGGCTAGGACCAGTATCTCCACGTTTATGCCACAAAGAACTATCTAACACACCATATTTAATGTTCCCATCCCCAGCTTCTAATTCCATAATCATGTCAGCCAAATCTGTGGCAAGTACTTTAGATACGTATAGTTCCCTGTAGACAACAAGCTGTTCGGATGGAGTAACAGCAAACCAAACCACACCAGACTTACTGCCATATCCATAGTCACAAGCCCTAAACTTAACCCAATTGTTGGGAATATCGAAAGGGTCAATAACGTGCGTCTTACGGTCAAACTCTGTGAAAGCTGCACCTTCCTTGATATCCCAATCCCCATCAAGTAATTGCCTCCGTTGTTGTTCAGGTAGTGATAAAAGCATAGCTTCGTAGTCACCGTGTAGTGCTAAGTATGGATTGTCACTTAGCCTTGCAGGAATAAATCTACGTTTAAATAGGGGTCTTCCAGCTTTAGCATGACCCGTAGGATAACGTAGTGTTTGACTAGTATCAATATCGGTAGCATTAAAAGATACATTTGAAGGAGCAGGGTCAATAAACATTTTCTTAACCCAACTATGTCCCCTACCACCTGGATTAGTAGTAGCTCTCATATACACAGGTAAGTCGGGTGCAGTGGACCGTAGACGAGAACGCATGTAGTTCCATGCGAAGGGGGTGGGCCACTGCGTAAGCTCGTCAAAGCCTATCCAACTAAACGCCAGACCTTGGTAACGGAGGGCATCGTCTTCTTTATCCAGATAAGACATCCACAACCTAGCACCAGAGGGCGCAGTCCACTGCATCTTTCTCTCTGACCATTTAATTCCAGGCCAAATCTTGGGATACATCTCTTGAGACTTAACTACAAGCTCACGAAGTTCCTCAGTTGTGTGACGTAGTAGTAGTCCACTGAAGCTAGGATGTCCCATAAATCTTAGGGGGTCAGCAAGCATGGCATAAGATTTACCACCACCAGCACTACCACCATATAGTACCTCACGTTCACCTGCTGCTAGGAACTCAGTCTGCGGCCCTAGATTAGGTTTAAAGATGATGTTATGAACTTGTTCAATCTGTTCTACCGCAGTAGTGTCAATGATTGAAATAGGTTCAGGTACTGGCTGCTGTGTCTTCTTTGTTGCTACTCGCCCCGATACCTTTGGCTTCAATTTCTTTCGCCTTGGCGACCGCCTTTTGGGCATAGTTTGCCCATCTGCGTAAGCTTGCAACTTTGTTTTTTCTTCTTCGTTCATTCTTCAATCGTTTCATTAAACCCACATGGGATATGGTTCTACCCGTATGTTTAGTTAGCCAGTTAGCTACTTCTCTATACGAATATTGTTTAAGATAATTTTTAGCTACCTCAAGTTTATCCAGTTCATCGACTATCGGTAATAGTATACCTTCATCTTCAGGATCAACTTCATATCCAAAGGGTATTGTACGTGAAACTTTGGGTATTGCAACCCATAAATTATTTTCTTTTATATCGGTAAACTGTGGGAGTTTAAATTCTCCTACTGAACTACTCCTCGTCATCATCAATAGCATAGTCTACTGGGTTCTTCATCGGCATTAACATAACGCCACCCTTAGCTTCAACCTGTAGTTTTTCAGTCTTGACTAGCCCTGTACGATCCAGCAATTCTTTAGCTGCAGACATCTTGTCACGTATACCTAGCTCTGTGGGGTCATACAGGCCCCCTACAAGGGCGTAAGCAGCTTTAGGGGCATTACGAGCCATAAAAGTTTGAGTAGCTTCTAGCACCTCTTCCTTAAGCCCGTTGACAATCTCTGTAGTACTGGATGAGTCAGCATAGCCAGCAAGTTTCTTAGCCATAACTACGTCACCATTGGCATGATCAAACAGTGCATTTAAAAATGCCTGTTGTTTATCTGTTAGTACTCTAGTCATCTTGTTTTTCCTTGCCGCAGGTACATCTCTTACCTCTTTGCAAACTTGGCAGCTTGCTCAAAAGTTTCTTTATTACGTCTTGTCCAGCCCTTGCCAAACGTAGGAAAGGTGCTAAGATTTTCGTAAAAGTGTTGCCTAGAATCATACATTTTCTCCACAATAATTTCGGGTTCTATATCACCAACGGCACGTAAAGTGTAAAAACCAACGCCACCATCAGCAGTAACACCAACAATGCGTTGTAGAGCCTTAACTGCCCTACTTGGTCCAGAATTAACTCCCCAATCAAAGACTGACCAATCAACGCCTGAAGGAAGATCATCACAACGTGCTTTATCCCAGTAGTTAGACTTGTATATGGGGCCAACATCTTTGGGTGTTAGTGCTCTCATTTCAGCTTCGGTGCTTTCACGGCCAATGTATGAATCATACACAGCCTTAGTCACACCGAGATTAGTCATACCACCAGGATCTTTGGCATGATTTACATATCCCCCCTCGTGAGACAGTAACATAGCTAAACATTCATCAAAGTTATTTTTCATTTAGACAACCCTTTAGTTTTTTCAAAAGTACGTAGTCCCGAAATTCCTAGCATACCCATTAATATAGGCATAAGAGTACTCATATCAAATTTTGGTAGGGGTGGCAGTTCTACCCCAGATATAATGAGAATGAATACCATAATAGGCTGTAGTATAAAATGGTAAGCAAAAGCAATGCCACATACCCAGCCAATTCCTGGCCTCCAACCGCCCTTAAACAACGATCCACTAGCAGCTTCAGCCTTATTAACTTCCAATTGCCCAAGGGCTATCTCCTGTGCATGATTATCTGCCATAGTGGCAATGTCATGGGCTAGTTTAGCAGCCTGATCTTTATCTGGGATGACTTTATCTAATAGTCCAGCTACTGGACCTATAAGAGAAGTTAGTATACTCATGTTTTAAGCCCTATACTTTTTAGTCTTGTTAGCTATAGCTTTCGGCTGAGCCACAAATTGTTTCCCCGCCACCGTCCCTTTACGTTTAGCAGCCGAAGTTTGGGCGTATTGACTGCTAGATAAAGCTTTAATTGCTTTTTTAGGCAGATAACGTTCACCCGTTGCACTCGATCCTCGTACACTAGGTTTTCCACTCTTAGTCCCCCATTTTTCTTTAGTCCAACTAGTCAAAGACTTTTGGGCTGGGGTCTTAGTACCAGTATACGTACCACCTTTTGCTTTGTATATCTTACCTGCCTGTTGCATGGCTCTAGCAGAGTGACCACCCATCTTACGGGTAGCCTCTGCTTTTGCCTTAGCCCATAACTTAGGGTTGGTACGACCCATTTACCTGTCTCCCAAATGCAATGTGAGGTATATCACCCCGTTTAATGCCAATATCTCTTAGTTGATAGTCTGTCATACTAGATAGCTGATCTAATATTTTGTGTGAAGCATGGAATTTTTTTAATCCCTTTGCATATTTTTTTGGTGATGTAGTAATATTTAACCATAGTTTCTTAAGCATTTATTTTCTCCTTATGCTGGCGTACCACATACAGTGGTCATAAGAAGAGTTATATCATAGTTAGTTGTATCACACTATTGCTAAGATAGCAACCCCGTTATGTGTTTTAAACGGGGCTGCTGTTATTAAGTTAAACTATGCCGTAGAGATTAATCAAGGAGTAATCTGTAGTTACGTTAACGATCATAACTGTACCAACCACTTGAATGACATCACCAGCAGCAGGACCAACAGCACCAGCAGCACCAAGAGGTACAGCATGATTACCTACAACAAGAGTACCTGAAGTAAGTACAGCCTGTGGTCCAGATACAGCCATCCAACCATAGTGAGAAGCAGCCATATCAGAAACTGTTACACCCATTGTTGCGCCTGTAGTTGTAGCAGCTTGAACAATCAAAGCACTAAGAGGATCAGCAACAATTGTTACTAATGTGTTTGAGGAAGCTACGATAGCTGTAACTAAAGGATCATAACAAGTAATAATAATAGATGCATCATCTGAATGATCGTGTGCTGGATTAGAACGAATCCGTAGCATTTGACCTTCACCTGCACCATCATTTACATACAGATAACCACCTGCATATTGGTTAAGTGTAATGTCAGTAGCACTAGTCTCGACTGATATTGCAGTTTCACCTGCAGCTACGTTAGCTGTAGGAGCCATATTGAAGTGACCTGCAATAGATGCAGCATGAGTTACACACTTACCTGCTGTTACTGCAACAGCAGCCATCTTACTGTAACGATATGTTGTGTTACCATACAAAAGTTTACTTCCTAATGGAAACAATTGAGAAGCACCTGAAACAAACGGGTCTACTGTCCCATATGAACTGCCGCCTTTACCTACGATAAAGTCAGAAGCAGCATAACCTGCAGCTTCAACATACTGTAGATGCCCACCAGCACTGGCTAGTAGTCCATTACCAGTAATATTTAATCCGTCTTGAAATGTCACAGTAGATTCATACTGCTCAATACCTTGTGTAATAGTTGTAGTAGTCATTTAATTTCTCCTATAAATGTTTTAAGAGAGTACTAGCCGCATTACGGAGTCTGTACCCGTTTGTCTTACATAATTGAAATATTGTATATTTCCTATTGCTTTTGGCACGATTAAATTATGTAATCCTGCGAGTAATATTAGGTCATTGGCAGTGCTGGAAGCAGCAGTTGACGATGCACTAAAGTTAATATAGATTGGTTGGGTTATGTGAATACTGATCATCTTAGCATTAGTTACGTTGTAAGATAAGTTAGTACTACTAACCGTAATTGCAGCTACTGTCGTCCAGAAGAGGTTTTCTCCTGACAGACCTGCATTTAAGATGTCAGCCATTGTGCTTTACCCCTACTTCTTTTTGCTAACCATGCCACCATAAGAGGCATTCATTGTCTTAGGTTTATTAGGTACTTTCTTAGTTTTAGGAATTGCTTTTACAAGCAACTCACGAAAAGGTATACCTAATCTTTTAGATTCTGCTTTTAAGGCCTTGAGCCATGCTGCGTCTGCCATTTTAATATCTTTCTATTTGTTTAATTTCTTACGCACTGCTGCAGGTAGATTTTTATAGTGGTACAAGTTTTTACTCGTAGCAGTATGTGTCTTACCTGTTTGCAATGAACCATTGGGCATTTTATGCTGTGACCCCTTCCATTCTTTTCCGTCTTTAGTGTAGTGACCACCCTTAGGTGTTGTGAAGCTCCTAAGTTTAGTTGAAGTTTTAATCATGGTGTTTACTTACTCGTTTTCTTAGTAACCATACCACCATGACGGTAGTCAGTGTTACCAAAGTTTTTCTTAGTAGGCATACCGCCTGACTTTAGTCCTACCCTTCGTTTTGAGTTACCTGATGCATCAGGTTTCAGAGCATCTTCAATTCTTTTAGCAGCAGCTTTTTGACGAAGAGTAAGTTTAGGTTTGCCCTTTTCACCAAAAAGGGCGTAATGTATTTCATCAGCATTAGGTGGCAAAGGAGTTACTGTAATCTTTCCTGGTCCTTCAGAAAAAGATTTAGGTCTGGGCTTGGGCTTAATAGGTTTTTTAGCCTTAGCTTCTTCTGCATAGTTAGTACTGTATGATTTACCATCAAAAGTAAACGTACCACCCGCACCTTGTGCTTTACGTGCAGCTTTAAACGCCTTATTAAATTTCTTGCGAGTTTCACTTAATGCCATATCTATTTTTTCCTTGTTTTATTTGATGTCATACCACCAGAAGCATAGAAGCTTGGGTAGCCCATGGGTGTTGTTCCCCGTTTTTCCCGTGAAGTAGGACCTGGGGTCTTGAAGGAATGTGGTGTCATAAAATTAGCATACGTAGTAGTAGGAAGACCTTGCTTTAGACGTTCCATAGGTGTCATTTTACGCCACTGCTCTTTAGTATATTGAGCCATTTGTGATCTATCACCATTAACAATACCATTACGTTTGTACATATTCAATTTTGCTTCGGAAGGACGATACATCTTTGGTGCTGCACTACTTGAATTAGCTGTTTTAGTTGCTCTCATTTTTTCTAAAGCCATTTTTGCTTTAAGGTCTTTAAGAGCCGCAGTTTGACTCGCAGCTTTTGGTGAAACTCTTGGCCCTCTTCTCTTAGGATTTGCCATAATTTTGGTCGCAGCTTGGTCCTTAGATCCAGAATTTGCCACAATTTTGGTCGCAGCAGGTTTTTTAGCCTTAGCTTCTTCTGCATAGTTAGTAGTGTACTTATTACCCTTCCAAGTAAACGTACCACCAGCACCCTGTGCCTTACGTGCAGCAGCAAAGGCAGATTTAAAGCTGCTTCCCGATGAACTGGTAGAAGTCTTAGGGACACTTGTATTTCCCTGGATTCCTAGAAACCTACCAATTACGGTTTCACTTAATCTCT